TCAGGCAAAACGCTTGTCTTAGCTCCTCTTTCTATACTAGAAGCAGCATGGGCAGAAGATATACACAAGTTTCAACCTGACATTAAATTTGGAGTAGCATATGCTAAAAACCGTAAAAAGATATTTGAAGATGATTCCTTTGAAATGGTCATTACTAATTTCGAAGCTGTCAATTTTTTATGTAAAAATCCACATTACCTTGACGGATTTTCTACAATCGTTATTGATGAGTTTACTGCTTTTAAGAACCAACAAGCACAGCGCAGTAAAAATATTAGAAAACTTATCTCACGTTTTACTAATAGGATTGCCATGTCTGGTACTCCTAACAGTAATACTATTCTAGATTTATGGCACCCAGCGCTTCTCGTAGATGACGGAGAACGTCTAGGAGAACGCTATTGGGCTTTCAGAAACCAAGTATGTACACCACGTTTTAATGGCTTTGCCAATGAATGGGTTGACAAACCTGGCATAGAAGAAGCTGTAGCTGAAAAGCTTAGCGACATAACCATACGATACGCTCTTGAAGATTGTATTGATTTACCAGAAAACATAGTTCGCACTGTACGTACAAAGTTATCCACAGGCGTACAAACTATGTACGATCTCTTTGTTAAAGAATCAGTTTTATACACTAAGTCAGGGACCATTAACGCTGTACATGCAGGGGCCCGAGTTAAGAAGTTATTACAATTAGTTTCAGGCGGTGTCTATGATGAAGATGGCAACGTTCAATATCTACACCAAGAACGCTATGACATTGTTATGCAACTAGTATCTACTAGAGCTCATTCAATTGTAGCGTTTAATTGGAAACACGAACGTGATGCACTAATAGCATTAGCAGAAAAACAAAACATTACTTACGATCTTATAGATGGATCAGTACCTGCACACAAACGCAGTGCTATTGTAGAACGTTTTCAAGCAGGCCAAATACAAGTATTGTTTTGTCATCCACAATCTGCAGGTCATGGTCTTACACTTACAAAAGCTACAGCTGCTATTTGGTGTTCACCTACATACAACGCAGAACATTTTCAACAGTTTAATAAACGCATACATAGATCTGGACAAAAAGAAAAAACAGAAACTATTCTTATTGCTGCACATAAAACTTGGGAAGAAGATGTATATACCAAACTCAATACTAAATTGGGCAAAATGGAAAATTTACTACACATTTTAACGGAGCTTAACAATGTCAGATAGAAAAGAATTTGCTTTATATTTAAGCGAAGACATGAAAGAAACTTTAGATGAATTACAAAAAAGACCTACTCAAGCAATTGCAACAGCTTTAATTTTTGCAATGAGTGAACTGCTTCATCAAAAAACTAAAGAAGAAGACTTACCTGGAACTTTAGCCGAACTAATTTTAGAAGCTAGCAAAGAAGCTTTACAACTAACAGACGAGGTGTACTTTGCACAACCTGCCTCAGATACGGAGATAATTCACTAATGAATATGGACGAACTGCTAAATGATTTAGCCAACACACGACAAGAAATTGTCACTTTAACTGAACAAGAGAAAATCCTTAAAGCAAAAAAGGATGATCTAGAAACACAGATTATTATTAGCCTTAAAGATCAAGGAATTGATCGGGTTGGTAATGATGCGTGTACTGTTTCCATTAAACAGGAAATAGTCCCGACAGTTCGCGACTGGGATGCGGTACATCAACATGTAATTGCCACGGGGCAGTTCGAGTTGATGCAAAAACGCATGTCAGCAGTGGCCTTTAGGGAGCTAATACAAATGGGACAGGATGTTCCAGGCGTAGAAGCAACTGAACTGACCCGAATGAACTTCAGGTCGAAATAATAATATCAACGAAAAACGGAGTAATAACCATGAGTGATATAGCATTAGTAAGCGATAAAGTCCCTGCGCACGCAACAAAAGGGAGCGGACTGGGTAATGAAAACATTACCGCAGCCCATCTACAAACCCCTAGGGTGAAACAACTTCAGCAGCTTAGCAATGAAGTTGATGAAAACCATAGTGAATGTATTACAGGCGCAAAGCCCGGTGATTTCATTAACACTATAACAAGGGAAAACTACGGTCAGGAGGTCTACGTAATGAACGTACGATTTACTGAAGAGTTTGTAGCTTGGAAAAAACGTGAGAAAGGAGGTGGATTAGCAGGAAGCTTTGCAAGCAAAGAAGAAGCTATTGAATCCCTTGTGACTCAAGGAATGAACCCAGATGATTATGACATCACTGAAACTCATTCACATTTGTTAATTAGAAAGAATGCAGAAACTGGATCGTTAGAAATACCGTTCTTGTTTGACTGTGCATCTTCTAAGCTACGAGTGTCGAGAGAGTGGAACAGTCAGATTGCGGGTTTAAGTGGAGATCGTTTTTCATCTTTATGGAAAATGGCTTCTCTACAAACTCAGAATCGAGCTGGCCAAAAGTTCTACAATATACAAGTAGAAAATATGGGTTGGTCGACTGAAGATGATTATAACAATGCTAAGAAGGTATTCGAAAGCATTAAGTAATTGCCGTGCGTACATGGTGCGACACTAGTTGTCGCATCGTGTATACTAATTAATTAATGAAAGAAAAGGATTTCATCAACAAAGTCCACAAGAAACTACCAAAAGAAGTTTATAAGTGGAAAATCAATGACCCCTACCATGGGGGCGTACCTGATGCGTTCTATTCTGGCCCAGCTGGCTTTTGTTTTATAGAGTACAAATACGTACAAGATCTTCCTGACCGCGGTACGTCAAAAGTACCAGTCAACCTTTCACAACAACAACGAATCTGGATACGACGAGCGCATGACGATAATCTTCCTGCGTACATAGTTCTGGGGTCCCCTAACGGTGTTTGTATAACAAGTAACCCGGAAACAGAGTTTTTTTATTTAGATTGCTTTTTGAGGTGTGCCGTGACTTTTGAAGCATATATAGCTAAAATAAGCAACATATGTTTAAATACGGATAATTAATAAATGAAATGGAATTCAGATATGGATATGGTAAACAAACCACCTCACTATAACCAAGGTGGAATAGAGTGCATTGATGCAATAGAAGAAAGCATGAGCAAAGACGCTTTTGCTGGATACTGTAAAGGCAATGCAATCAAATACATGTGGAGATATGAGTATAAGAACAAGGTTGAGGATTTGAAAAAAGCTCAATGGTACTTAGCTAAGCTTATTAATCTGCTGGAGGACTAGATGAAAGAAGTTGGAATCTTTACCCAACACTCAAAAACTTTAGGACGATGCACAAGTGTGGCCGATTGTCCCTGTGTTGGTATTTGTTCATGCACCCAATGGGGAGATGACAGATGCAGAGGTTGTGGAAGAACTGCAACGGAGGTTCGTGATTGGAATACTTTCTCTAAAATGGAAAGAAAAATCATAAATCTACGAAATGCAGCAGAAAATTACTCTATTAGGCAGTTAATGCGAGGAAAAGGCGTAGGACGCTCTAACAAGGCTGTTAGTTAATTATTAGCCTTAGTATACCTAAGGCCTGGAGTAACACAACAAAAGCGCGCTACCGGTGTGCTGTGAAGCTGTTTTCTTAAAAACCCTTACAAATTTACCCAGACAATGGGTTCTTGTTATTCTCGTTCATTTTAGATTCTAAGCTCTCAAGTTCTGCTTTTATAGTAGCAATATCTGTTTGAATCTTAGTTGTATCTGGGATATCAATACCATTAATTTCTTTTTCTAAAAACTTTACCGCTGTTTCAATAGAAGCAAATCTTTCTTCAATAGCTTTTTGAGCTGATTCAGTATCGCCTATGCCACCTATCTGAGCTTCAAGGTTATCAATTCTATTAACATAGGTTGCGCCTGTGTAACCAAACCCTGCAAGGGTAGATACAATTCCAACAAGTGCAATTATTTGTGTTGTTCTGTTTTCAAACCAATTCATAAAATCTCCTATAGAGTGGGTTGCATTTGTTTCAAAGCTGTTAAGGTTCTAATGTTAGTACCAGCTAATTGATAGAATGCGTTTGTATTATCTTCAATATTATTACTAGTATAGATGTTTTTAGGTTCATACCAAACTTCTTTCTCCGGCATAGAAACTAATCTGTAGTTATTAAAGCCAGGAACAAAACCCATTACTGCAATAATTGCGTTCTCAG